AAACAACAAGCTACTTTAAGAGCAGTCGGAGGGTTGTTAGGATTTTTTGGTATGCAACACGGAGGTGCGGTATCAAAAGGTAAACCAGTCGTAATTGGAGAGCGTGGTCCAGAGATGTTTATTCCTAATACATCAGGACAAATAACTCAAAATGCAAGAGGAACTGGTGGAGGAGCTGTTAATGTTAATTTTAGTATAACAACTTTAGATGCAAGTGGATTTTCAGAAATGTTAGTTCAAAACAGAGGCACAATTTCTGCAATTATTAATCAAGCTGTTAATGAGAGAGGAGCAAGTAACATAGTCTAATGAGTGGTGCATTTCCAATATCCAACGCAAAATTTGAAACAATGGGCATTAAGTCCATACAGAATACTATTATCTCAAAATCCGATAGTGGTAAAAGATTAGCAAGACAAGTTGATGGACAACGATGGGGTTTTACCATTTCCATTATTACATCGACTCGTTCAAATGTTTATGGAGAGCTAATGGCTTTTATGGTTAAGCAAAGATCAGGCAAAGAAACTTTTACAATTATCCCTCCTGAAATTAGTGATGCTAGAGGAAATGAAACAGGAACAATTTTAGTTGATGGAGTTCACGCAGTTGGAGATACAACGATTGATTTAGATGGATTTGATGATGATGGTGCTGGGAGATTTTTGGCTGGGGATTATATTTCATTCAATTCCCATAGTAAAGTCTATATGATTGTTTCTGACGTAACCAGTTCCAGTAATGCCGCAACGGTTACAATCGAACCACCTTTAACAACAGCTTTGGCAAACAATGGTGCTGTTACTTATGACAGTGTTCCTTTCACAGTTTATTTAACTTCCGACATTCAGGAATTTGGATCATCTGGTGCAGATAAAGATGGAAATTTATTATACAAATACGAGCTTGATGTTGAAGAAGCATTATAATGAAATATCTCATCAAGCACTGGTTAAATGTGGATTGTCTTGCGGAGGCGATAGTTGATGAAACTGAAATTAATACAAACACCAACGATCTTAAAAAATATCAAACTCCAAATAGTCAATTCAAATTTAAAGTGATACAAGGAGATGAAAAAATAATAAGGACAACTTTCGAAAAATATGACGAGAAGTCTAACATCACCAGTCAAGGCAGAACTAGGAACAAGTGAAATACGACCAGTTCATCTTATTACTATCAGTTTCGGTACTCCTGTTAATATTACAGATTGTTCGTTTGATTTAACTTCTTCTGTATCAGGTTCTTCCGTTACCTATTCTGCCTCTAAATTTATAATGGGCATTTCGGATTTTACAGAAGAAACAGATATATCCAAACAATCCTTTGACCTGACTTTATCAGGTGCAGATCAAACTTTTATTTCAGTGTGTTTAAATGAAAATATAGTCAATGATGGAGTGGTTGTTTATAGAGGTTTTTTAAATGACAGTAATGCCTTAATTGCCGATCCATTTCTTTTATATAAAGGAACAATAGATACTTTCGGCATTTCAGAATCAGGAACAGGAAGCAGTGTTACATTAAGGATTGTTTCTCATTGGGCGGATTTTGAAAAAATGAATGGAAGAAAAACAAATAACATTTCACAGCAAAGATTTTTCAGCACAGACGTTGGAATGGATTTTAGCAGTGAAACAGTTTTAGATATTAAGTGGGGTAGAGCATAATGTTTAATTGGTTTGATAAATTATTAGTTAAAGTAGCAAAAAAAATATTAAATAAATATGCACCCAAAGGCGAGTTTATTGCCTACATTAATAAACAAGAAGAAAAAATATTAAAAAAATTAGGTGGTTACGGAAAACCTATTAATGAAACAGGCATTAAATCATTTTGGGGTAATCCTTTTAAAACAGTAAAAAAATTTGTTAAAAAAGCTATTAAAACAACAATTAAAGTTGTTAAAACATTTATATCTTGGTTAGCTCCCCAACCTGACATACCTGATTTTGGGGATAGTGAATTTGATGATTTTGAAAAAGGTATTCTATTAAATAAACAATCCAACGACGCAAGTATTCCTGTTATTTATGGAACTCGTATGATTGGTGGAACTAGAGTCTTTCTAGAAAGTTCTGGCACAGATAATACGAATTTATACATGGCAATCGTTTTATGTGAGGGAGAAATAAACGATATTACTTCAATTAAAATAGATGATAAAACGGTTACTTGGTCAGGCGATCTTGCAGATAATTCACAAGTTACAGTTAATACTTCAGATGGAAATTTTTATAAAGATTCAGCAAGTTTAATTACAGTAGAACCTCATTACGGTACGGATGCTCAAAGTGCCTCAAGTCTTTTATCAACTTTGGCTAGCTGGGGATCGAATCATAAACTTTCAGGTCTTGCGTATCTGGCATTAAAATTTACTTGGAATCAAGATGCCTTTCAAGGTGTTCCAAAAGTTCAAGCTGTTGTTCAAGGAAAAAAAGTAGTTTCTTATGATGTAAGTTCGGTAGCACAAACTGCGGCACATTCAGATAATCCAGCTTGGTGTCTATTAGATTATTTAACCAATGCAAGATATGGAAAAGGACTTGCGATTGGAGATATTAATATTCCAAGTTTTTATACAGCATCAGGAGTTTGCGATACTAATGTTACTCCTTATACTGGTGCAAGTGCGATTGACATCATGGATTGCAATGCAATTCTGGACACTTCCAAAAAGGTAATGGAAAATGTCAGGGAAGTTATAACTGGTTGTAGAGGATATTTAACTTTTACTGGTGGCGAATATAAATTGCTTATTGAAACAACTGGTTCTGCAAGTATCACTTTAACCGAAGATGATATTATTGGAGGATATAATTTATCAAGCGAAGATAAAAATAATAAATACAACAGGGTTATAGTTTCATTTGTCAACCCATCGCGAAACTGGCAGGTAGATGAGGTTCAGTGGCCTGAAGTCGATGACAGTGGTTATGCGGCGGCTGACCAACACGCAACAATGAAAGCCGCTGACGGAGGCTTCTTATTAGAGGGAAGATTTTCCATAAAAACTTTGACCTCACCATATCAGGCTTTAGAAATGGCAGAGGTCATTTGTCGAAGATCAAGGGAAGCATTAAAACTGGATATTATTTGTGGTGGCGATGCTTATGATCTTGCTGTTGGAGATATAGTGGCGATAACACATACCTCAATAGGTTTTTCTGCAAAAGATATGAGAGTGGTTGGATTTACTTTCAACGAAGACTACACCATAGGGCTGTCTTTAATCGAACATCAAAATGCCCACTACACTTGGGCAACAAAAACACAAGCGACAACAACACCATCAACAACTTTACCCGATCCTTTTTCTGTTACTGCTCCAGCTTCGGTTACTTTAACTGACGAACTAATCGAATATTCTGACGGTGTGGTTCTAACTCGATTAAATATTGTAGTAGGCGTTTCAACGGATCAATTTGTTCAATATTATCAAGTGGAAGCTAAACAAAGCACAGAATCAGATTATAAAATTGTAGCAAAAGGAACTGAATTAAATCATGAAATGCTGAATGTAGTTGATGGAAAAATTTATAACGTAAGATGTAAAGCGATTAATGCTTTGGGAGTTTCCTCAACTTATACTTCTTCAAACCGAACTATTGTTGGTGCTACTGCGACTCCTGAAGATGTATCTACTTTAGCAGTATCAATGGTTGGTTCAAATCAAATGCAGTTACAATGGACACCAGTTACAGATTTAGACGTTTCATACTACGCAATCAGGTATCAAGATGTAACAAGTGGTGCTGGTTGGAACTCATCAACAAATTTAACACAAGTTGTTAGAAGAAAATCAAATAGTGTTACGATCAATGCTCGTACAGGAGCTTTCCTGATAAAAGCTGTCGATAAACTCGGCAACGAAAGCGACAACGAGGCGATTGTCTATTCAAATATTTCAGGACTTGAACACTATACAAATGTAGGAACTTATAATGAAGAAACTGCTTGGAGTGGAACATTTGATGGCGACTGTGTTAAAGGTTTAGATTCTTCTGACATTCCCATAGCCACACTAGATACCATTACTTTATTCGATTCGACTGTGGGAGATTTTGATGATGCAGAGGGAATTTTTGATTTAGGTGGAACAGATGCCACTTCCAACCCCACTTATTATGACTCAAATATTGAATCTTCAGGAAGCTATATAGGAGCAAATACCATTTCATTAGATGCTGTTTATGATGCAACTTTTCAAACAACAATAGATATGATTACAAATGATTTATATGATTTATTTGATAGTGGAAGAGGAGCTAGTTCTTTTGATGACGCAGTGGGTCCATTTGACGGTACAGCACCATCAAAATGTGATGCTTTTCTTCAAGCTGGTTCTAGTGAAAGTTCTTTAGGTGCGATTACAAGTTATGCAGATGTTTCACAACAAGCGACTTTAAAAGGAAGATATTTTAAATTTAGATTAAAATTGACGAGTGATGACAACAATGCTAGACCTGAAGTTTCCAGTATGCAAATTGTATTAGCTTTAGAAAAAAGACTGGAAAGTGGAGAAGATGTTGAAAGCGGTGCTGGAGCAAAGGCGATTACTTATACTAACGCATTTTACGCAAGTCCAGCAGTTGGTATCGCCGCACAAAATATGGCAACAGGAGATTATTATACAATA